GACGTTGAGGGCTTCGCCGCTGTGGCGTTCCCCCTCGTTCGCCGAGTTTTCGGCAGTCTGATCGCCAACGATCTCGTTAGCGTTCAGCCGATGAGCTTGCCTTCGGGCCTCATCTTCTTCCTCGACTTCAAGTATGAGGGCCTCGCAGCGGCCACCGCTCTTGGTGTCGCCGGCGAATCCGTTTACGGTGGTGGAGTCCTTGGTTCCGCAATCACCGGTGGTGTAAGCCTCACGGGAGCGAATGCTGAGAAGAGCTTCTATGCTCTTAACAACGGCTATTCGTCACCGCTTGTTGACACGGCCAACATCACTCTTGATGTCGTCGGCGGTGCAACGGACGGAACTGAGGGTTCTTGGTATACGCTGACCAATTCTGCTGGTGATGATACCACAGTTCTTTCTGGTGCCCTTACTTATGCACAGCTTACTGGATCCAAGGCTTACGTCCGTGATCTTCTTAAGCACGACATGGACCTCACAGATTCAAGTCGTCCTATGGTGATCGCGATTCCACGTGGCTTGATCACTCAAGGTGGGATGGAAGTTGCTGAGAGAAATCTCATTGCTTGCGAGATTACTGATGACGGCGGCGGAAATGGTATCCTTCAGGTCGATCAGGTCTGGGGTACTGACGATGGCGTCGGAACTGTTACACATCTCCGTCGTCTCACGCGTATTGCAGATGACAACCCAACGGGTGATACTGCTGTTGCGGGTATTCGTCCTGGGCAGACTGTTCTGTTCTTCGCCGAGCGGACGAACGCTCCTGATAATGACGCCGCAGCCGACATGGACTTGCAGGTGCGTTTTCCTTCTGGCGATCAGTTTGACAACGTTAATGCGAATATTCCTGGCGCTCTTGTCGGTGACCTCTTCAATCTTGAAGGTTCTGCTGACGCTGCCGGCGCAAACGCTGGTGGAGAAGTTGTCGGAGATAGTGCGGTCGAGATGGCTGAGCTTAACATCGACGTGTCAAGCGTTGCTGTAACCACTCAGACCAAGAAGCTCAAGGCGAAGTGGACCCCTGAGCTTGGTCAGGACCTCAATGCGTACCACAACTTGGATGCTGAGGTTGAGCTTACTCAACTTCTTTCCGAGCACATTGCGCTTGAGATTGATCGAGAGATCATGTCTGACCTCGTCCAGGGTGCGACTGCTGAGACCATGCACTGGTCACGGCGTCCAGGTAAGTTCCTGAACCGCACTAGCGGCGCACAAGTTGGTGGCGATGTTTCCAATGAGTCGCTTATGGGTGCTGACTTCACCGGTACCGTGTCCGAGTGGTACGAGACTCTGATCGAGACCATCAATGATGTTTCGGCTCAGATTCACCGTAAGACTCTTCGCGGTGGCGCTAACTTCCTCGTCTGCGGACCGGAAGTTGCCAATGTTCTTGAGTTTACTTCTGGTTTCCGTGCGAACGTTAGCCATGAGGACAGCAAGGGCGATGTTGGTGCTGTTAAGGCTGGTAGCCTGAGTCGCAAGTGGGATGTGTACGTTGATCCGTACTTCCCGCGTGCATTGATTCTGGTTGGTCGACGCGGCGGCAGCTTCCTTGAAAGCGGCTATGTGTACGCACCTTACGTGCCTCTCCAGGTCACTCCGACAATCTTCGGTACCGAAGACTTCGTGCCCCGTAAGGGCGTGATGACTCGTTACGCTAAGAAGATGGTCCGACCTGATATGTACGGTCTCGTGATCTGTCACGACATGTTAGGCTAAGCCTAAAAGTTTGGTTGTAACGCCAAATGACCCCGCCTGTTTATTCAGGCGGGGTTTTCTTTTGCCTTGAAACTATTTAACTTGTACCATAGGAGATAAAATGTATGTCGCTCCCAAACTTAACACCGGCTTCTTCTGCCAGCGCTGTTGTCCTTCCTGAAACAGGATCTCTAACAAACGCAGCGATATCAACAAACTACCCCTATGGCTTGTATGCGTCGGGCTCCTTGTCAAACAGCAGCTTTGTCACTGGCGCCACAGAACAGGTGAACTATACTTTTCGAAAGCTTGGCGGCGATATACTTGATATTGAGCTAACAGAAAAAAATATATTTGCAGCTTACGAAGAGGCAGTTCTAGAGTATTCTTATATTTTAAATATTCATCAAGCTAAAAACATACTCCACAGCGCCCTTGGGTCGACAACTGGCACTTTCGACAATGACGGCGAGAGAACAGATGCCAAAGCCGATGACAAGGTTCAGCTTTTGTACCCTAAATTTAGATTTGGCTATGCCAAGAGAACCATGGATCATGCCATCTCAGAAACAGGCCTAGGCGGTACATCCCCGGTGTATACGGCGTCCTTCGAGTCTGTGACTAATCAGCAAGAATACGATTTGCAAGAAATTGTTCAGAACTTGTCTTTAACTGCTAGCTCGAATTATCCAGGCGTTGTAGACAACAGCAGGGTTATTATCCGCCGAGTTTATTACAAAACACCGCATACAATGTGGAGATTTTATGGTTATTATGGTGGCATGAATCAGGTTGGTAATATGTCAACGTACGGCATGTTTGCAGATGACTCAACATTTGAAGTTGTGCCTCCATGGCAAAACAAGTTACAAGCTCTCACCTACGAAGACGCAATATATACTAGAAATTCCCACTATTCGTATGAGATTCAAAATAATGTTTTAAAGTTATTTCCATACCCTACGAATGTCAGCCCTTCAAAATACTTTTTCGAATTTACAGTCCACAGCCCAGATGAGATATTTGAAGAGCAGGACGATAAAAAAGACGGCATTCATGGTGTTAACAACATGAATACGCTTCCCGTGTCAAATATTCCATATGAGAATATTAATGCTATCGGAAAACAGTGGATTCGTAGATTTGCCTTGGCCGTTACAAAAGAGATGCTTGGCCAAGTCCGATCAAAGTTTGGAAACGTTCCAATCCCCAACAACACTGTGCAGCTAAACGGAACAGCCCTCATCACCGAGGGAAAGGAAATGCAAAATAAACTTCGCGAAGAGCTGCAAAAAGTCCTAGACGAGATGACTTACGAAAAGATGGTGGAGACTCAAAGCAATATCACTGACAAGACTCAGGGCATTGCAAAGCACTACCCTTTCTTTATTTATCAGGGGTAATATAGATGGCTGACGAGACAGACAAGTGGGCAAGACCAGCAGTACCTCCCCCGCCTTTATTTTTAGGCGAAAAAGAGCGTGACTTGGTTAAACAGGTCAACGACGAGCTTATAGAGCGCGTTATCGGACAGGCTATAGCTTATTATCCTATAGACCTGCAACACACCAACTATCATGAGCTTTACGGTGAGGCGATCGTTAAGACATTTTTGCCTCCAGTTAGGGTATACGCCCTTATAGATTTTCAAGGCCAAGAGACAAAAGCAGAAAACCATGGAATTGATAAAATGACAAAGATTACGGTGCACTTTCACAAGCGCCGGCTGACAGAGGATCAGGATTTGTTTGTCCGAGAGGGAGACTTTGTTCTTTATGGCGAGGCCTTTTACGAGATTGTATCTCTTAAGGAAGCAAAAGAGCTTTTCGGCCACGTCGATCGTAGAATAGAAATTTCAGCGCAATGCATACGATCAAGGGAGGGCTTATTCGATGGCACGTGATAAACAAAAAGCCGATGTGCAAGAAAATGAAAGAGATGTGCCTTATTACAAGTCGGACTTAGAGGACATTGATATGGCTGTTTTTAAGTTTTTTAATAAAAAGCTGAATATCAGCACAAGAACAAATAAAGGCTTCGCGTCTGTACCTGTTATATGGGCCGGCCAAGAGCGCTCTAACAACGTTAAGCGAGACGACATAAAAAGAGATAAAAAAGGCAACGTTATCTATCCAGTAATCGTCATCGAGCGAACAAACATTGCCAAGGATTTGCAAGCTGCAAAATCGTTCCCATACGCCGCCGTCGACCCCCGAGGCGATCTTAAGGGTGGGCTGATAGAGGTTAACCGAATAATTAAGCAAGACAAAACCTCAAACTTCCTCAGAGCAGACACAATGGGTGCTCAGTCAAGGGAGGGTATGCCGGTTAAAAGAGGTAAAGAAAACAAGAAGGTAGTCTACGAGACCCTAACCATACCTATACCGGTCTATGTAAACATAGAGTACAAAATAGTGGTCAGAACTGAGTATCAAGAGCAGATGAACGACATACTAACACCAGTAATCCGAGCATCCAATGCCCATAGGCGAATAATGATTGGCCACGGTGGAAATACATACGAGGCTTTTATGGATGACAACTACTCTTCGTCCAACAACATAACTAATTATGAATTGAACGAAAGGAAGTACGAGTCTGCAATCAGTATGAAAGTATTAGGATATCTTATAGGCGACACAAGAAACCAAAAACAACCCAGGGTTGTCAGAAGAGAAAACCCAGTGCAAGTACGCCTTTTAAGGGAGAGAGTTATGGTCGGTGACATCGAAGACGTATTTTAGAATTAAAAGGATTTTGCATTTAGGGTATACTATTTATTAAAGAAAAATGTTCTACCTAAAAGAACGACCTTTAGTGGTTAAGGAGTAAA